CCGTCTCCTGCATGTAGTCTTCCACGCCCTGCCATGCCTCGCTGGCGGTGACGTTGCCGATGATGCTGGTGTTGCTGGTCAGGTCCAGCCCGTGTCCCAGCTCCGACGCGATGGTTCCGCTGGTGATCTTGTCGATGGTGGCCTGCCTGGCGAAAAGCGTGTCCACGTCGATGCGCTCCGCCGTCAGGTGCCGCACCAGCGCCTCCGCCGCCAGGATGTTCTGCGCGTTCAGCTGGTTGGCGGTCAGTTCTGTCTCCACGATGGCCTTCTTGTCCGATGTGATGCCCGCCGCGATCTCTTCCGCGCTTACGCTGCGCAGGGTCGCCGTCACCTGTCCGTAGGTCTGGCTGTTCACGTCCGTGTCCACGGACAGGGTGTAGTAGCTGCCGTTGCTGGCTTTGAGGCACAGGCTGCTGACCGTCAGGTCCACCACCTGCGCGCTGCTGACGCCCAGGTGGTCGATGTACATCCGGTCGCCTACAAACCGCGCTACGATGGCCTCGTCCGCCACCATGTGCTTCAGCTTGGCCCAGTCAATCTCCGCCGTCTGGATCTCCGCGTGGACGATCTCCGCGGCGTAAGCCTTCAGCATCTCGATGTCCGCCTGGTCGATCTGCGCCTCCGCGATGCGCGCGTCCGCGATGTTGGCGATGGCGGCCTCCAGGGCTGAGATGTTGGCGTACCTGGCCTTCAGGTCCTCCACGTATTCCTTGGTCACTTCCATGTTCGTGACCTTGGCCCAGTCAATGACCGCCGTCTTGATGACCGCCGTGATGATCTCCGCCACCTGCGCGTTGACGTGCTGGATGCTGGCGGTGCCGACGTTGGCCTGGCCCATGTTTGCCACCGCCGCGTTGGCGACGCCCTTCTCGCCGCCCTTCAGCTTGGAAAGGCTGATGCTCCCGCCCAGCAGGTTTTCATCGTCGATATTGTTAAGCGTGTACATCAGCCGGTCCACGAGCCGTGCCAGATATTTGCGCAGCGCAATGGCGTCCGCGCTGCCGTTGACCGACGGTGGCATTTCCATCGTAAACTGCGCCATTGATCATCAGCTCCTTGCCGCTGTCACGTTCCGCGCCCGCTCCGCCGCCCGGTCCGCGCCCGTGCTGGCGTAGCTCTGGAAGGCGTCCCGCGTCGGGTCACTGCCTTGTTTTCCCGGCGTAGGGGCGCCGCTTGCCGCGCCCATCCCCGCAGCGCCAGAGGGGTCTCCCTGCTCCATGCCCATGCCCGCCGGCATGACCTGCCCCTGGCCCAGGACCATGACCTGCTGGGTCAGCGCCTGGATCTGCTGCTGCATCTGGTCGAAGATCGTCCCGCGCTCGCTGATCTTCTTCGCCAGCGCGTCCTTGCCCTCAAAGTCCATCATGTCCAGCAGCATCAGCGCCTGGTCCGCCATCTCCGGGTTGAAGACGCCCATGTGGTACAGTTCCTTCGCCGTCTCGTTCTGGCTGATCCTGGAGAACGGGCTGTTCTTCTCGCTCTTGATCTTCAGGTCGAAGATGGGCCTCCGCTCACCCTGCATGCCGAAGCCCAGGTCCATTGTCTGCCCGCCGATGTTGGAGTTGTCCATCGTGACAAACTGCTCTTCGCCCTGTTCGCCGGTGATGCGGAAGGTCCGCGCCGTGTCATAGAACTGCCGGATGCGCTCGATCACCAGCGCGCAGACCCTCTCAAAGGACCGGTAGCTGGCCTTGATCATGTCCCGGCTCAGTTTGCTGCCGGCTTCCTGCAGCGCCGCGATGGCGCTGGCTGCCGTGATGCCGCTGCTGGGGCTGCCCTGGCTGAAGTCACGGTTTCCCGACGTTTCTTTCAGCTCGTCGATCTTGTTCTGGCGTACCGTGTACACGCTGGTGTCCAGGCCGCCCACGCCGATCTCCCGCAGCGCGCTCTCGTCGATGCTGCCCTCCACATGGACGATGTCTGCCTCGTAGTCCGTGAATTCGTCCTCGTTCAGTCCGCTGCCGTTCTGCGCGAAGTACCTCTTGTGGCTGTTCATCAGCGCGTTCCGCAGGATGATCTCGTCCATTTTGTCAATGTACGCCTGCGGATCCCGCATGATGTCGATCTCCCCAAACCCGCAGATGCTGTCCGCCACCGGATACAGGGTATCGAACACAAACGGATAATTCCCGTCCTCGTACCAGCCCGTCTCCTGGTACTGGTATCCGCCGGTCTCGTCCGTGTTCTCGCTGGCGAACAGGATGGTATCGTTCACCCATTTGACCAGGTGCAGCACCGTCTTGCCCATCGGGTTCCTTGTCTTATAGTACCAGTCCACCACCGTGACCTCGTCGCCGCGGTCCCGCGGATCTTCATGGACATACTCCACGGGCTTCTCGCTCTCGCCGCCCGTGATTTCCCTGACCTTGTCGCCCCAGATGTCCTTCAGCCGGTCCAGTGTCATCCGCTGCACGCAGAAGACCGCGTCGCTCTTCTGGATGTCCCGGATGCCAGGCTCCCAGAACAGGTTCAGCACGTCCACTTCGCGGATCGCCACGTCGCCGGCGCCGTTCTCTTTCGCGCCGTCCCAGAAGACGCCCAGCACCCTGGTCCCCGTCTTCAGCTTGGTCCACCAGCTGTCCGAGTACACCTGCTCAAACTGGTTTTCCTCCAGGATCACCGGCAGTACCTGCGTCAGTCTCCGCGCGTCCTCCTGGTCATCCTCCGCCCGCGGCAAAACATTTACCGTCGGGTAGTTGTCCATTGCGTCCGCGTGCTTGTTCATGATGGAATTCAGGAGCCAAGCGCTCCGTGGCCGCAGCGGTTCCCGCTTCGCGTCCTTGAATTTCAGCCGGATGTCCGTCCAGTGCCGGAGCCTCCACCACTCCTCATCGTCCGCGATCCTCCGGTCCAGCGTCGCCTTTGCCGCCATGTACCGGTGCAGTTTCTCCCGCGCGTCCTCCAGTTCTTTCTTTCCGATGGGCTGCCGCACCGTCACCGGTTCCTCCGCCGCCGGCATTCCCTTCCCGATCTCCCCTGAAAGGGGAGATGGCGCCGCAGCGCCAGAGAGGTTCCCCGCCGCGGCGGGAAACGGCATGACCGGTTCCCTCATCCTCTGATTCATGATCCCCTGCATCGTCCCGTCCTCCTTCACTACTCACTACTCACTGCTAACTACTCACTGTTCACTACACTCTGTAGAATATCGGTTTCCGCTCGTCCTTCGGATTCATGTCCAGCGGGTCCTCTCCGCTGTAGGCCGGCGGCTTCACGCTTTGCCGCGCCTTGCACGGGTTCGCCATCAGCACATACCGCCATTCGTCGTAGATGTGGTCCTCCATATCCGTGTCCACGTCCTCCACGTTGGCCTGATCGTATTGCAGCGCAGGCACCAGCTCGATGAAATGCCTGCAGGTGGAGAACGTCTGGAACATCGGTTTGCCGTCTTCGCCGAAGGCCAGACGGTAGTGGCACTGCATCAGGCCCTGGAAGCGGTCGTGGTTACCCGGCAGCCAGCGCACGCCGGCCTTGCGCATCAGCGCCTCCACCGTCGTGTCCGGTCCCGTCTGTCCGTGCATCACCGCCGGGTCCGCAATGCCGATGATGTTCCGCCCCTGCAGGTTGGGATCGTCCCGCTCGATCTCCACGATCTTCCGCGCCACCGCGTCCGGTGTCATCCGCAGGCCGCTGTTCTGCTGCCCGCTGGTCCCGTAATACTCCCGGATCCGGTAGACGCGCCCCTCGCCGTCGATGGCGTACCATCCGATGGAGAAAGGCCGCTCAAAGCCCCAGTCCATGCCCCTGTAGATCTTCCACCACTGGGGGATGGGAAACGGTTTGATGACGTGCGTCCATTGTCCGTCCAGATAGTGCCCCGGGTCATTTCGCCACTCGCTGAAGACCTGCCCCTGGTAGTAGTCCCAGCTGCCTTCCAGGAGCTGGCGCCGCTGCTGCTCAGGGAGCGCCGCCAGGTTGGCGATGTACTTCGGGTCGTTCTCCAGCAGGGCCTTGTTGTCAAACACCGTGCTTGGGACGAACATTCGCGTCCGGGTGTAGGTCCTGGCGCTGCCGTCCGGCAGCTGCACGCTGATGTTCTGCACAATCCTTGTTCCCGGTGGCGCGGGGTCGATGAATTTCCGCTTGAAATAGACATGCCCGATGCCGCCCGGATTGGTGGCGTATCTCGCGTAGACTCT